TAATAAATAACTAATAGTCTGGTAGGGCCTTAGCCCTTTGGCTCTACCAGACCTACAAAGAAAGGTACAAATATGCCAGCCACATACGTTACAGCTGCAACACTTAAAGCATCACTTGGCGTAGGCACTTTGTACGATAGCTACACTTGGATAGAGGACACTTGCCAAGCGGCACAAGATCTAATAAACGGTTTTTTATGGTTTGACTCTGCACCTGTAGTTGGGACAGCGTTAGTAAGTAACGTAGCTACGGTGATGATAGCCAACCCCGGCCTATTTACTACTGGTCAAACCGTCACAGTAGCCGGGGCTGGCGCTACTTTTAACGGCAGCTACACAATTACCAGCACCCTACCTTTTAGCTCTGGTAGCACTAGCCTTTTACCAGCGTTTAATTTACAGCTAAATTATTACCAATACCCACAGGGTTACAGCTTTATACAGTATGCAAAGGTAGCAGCGGATCAAAACTTTAGGCGCGTAGTACCTAGCGGCACTATGACCGGTGACGATACAAAGACGGCAACCTACGCTAATACGCCTGCTATAAATGCAGCTGCACTTATGCTAGCTGAGAATATCTGGACTAGCCGATTTAGTACACAAAACGGCGGCGTGAGCGTAGACGGTTACAGCCCTAGCCCGTTTAAGATGAGTAATACTTTAATGGCATCTGTACGCGGTTTGCTAGCGCCTTATCTATCGCCTAGCGCTATGGTCGGATAATGCCAGCCGCGATAACTACACTACGCAGCACTATAGCCGCTGCCTTAGCTAATAACTCTGTTTGGTCTACCTTTAGCTTTCCACCTAGCACAATAGTAGCTAACAGCGTAGTAGTAGCCCCGGCAGACCCTTATTTAACCCCTAGCAATAATAAACAGGCAACTATATCGCCTATGGCTAACTTTAAGATTATTATGACCGTGCCAATGTTTTCTAATGAAGGCAACCTGCAAGGCATAGAAGATACAATAGTAGCCGTGTTTAATAAATTAGCAGCTAGCTCTATTGTATTTAACGTTACCGCTGTAACTGCACCTAGCGTTTTAACGCTACCTAGCGGCGACTTACTAACAAGTGACTTACAAATATCCGTACTAACGAGCTGGAGCTAAAATGGCACTTACAGACGAAGATAAAGCGTTTCTAATCAAGATAGGGCAAGAATTGCCTAAAGAGGTTAAAGAAACAAAGAAAAAAGAAACACCCGTAGAAACACCGACACAAGAAACAGAGGTATAACAAATGGCAATTTTTCTATCTAACGGCGTAGTAGTCACGCTGAACAGCGTGGCCCTGTCGGATCACGTTACTAGCGCTACTATTAATCGCAGTTTTGACGAGCTTGAGGTTACAGCTATGGGCGATACCGCGCACAAGTTTGTTAAGGGTTTAGAGGCCAGCACTATTACGCTTGACTTTTTAAACGATACAGCCTCAGCTAATGTACTTGCAACCTTGCAAGCCGCGTGGGGTACTACAGTACCGCTCACATTAAAACAAACTAGCGCGGTAATATCTGCAACTAACCCAGAATATCAAACCACAGTATTAGTTAATAACACTACAGATATTAACGGTGCTGTTGGCGATATTTCTACACAGAGCATTACATTTACTTGTAACTCACCTATCGTAGTAGACACCACACCATAACTAAAACAAAGGGGCAACAATGGCACAGCTTAAAATAACAAGGGCAGACGGCAGCGTAAGCGAGCATAAGATTACGCCCCGTATTGAGTATGCCTTTGAGCAGTATGCTAAAAAAGGTTTTCACAAAGCCTTTAGAGATGATGAGAAGCAAAGTGATGTTTACTGGCTAGCCTGGGAGTGCTTACGCACTAGCGGCGAAGTAGTAAAGACATTTGGGGCAGATTTTCTAGAAACCTTAGCTAAAGTTGAGGTTTTAGATGATGACCCCCTGGAATAGTTGGGCGCGGTAGTTTTGGTTATCTAATTGCACAAGTTGCAGTAGAAACCGGAATACCGCCCCAATACTTGCTAGATCTAGATGATGTGATGTTTAAGAATATATTAAAAGTTTTAACAGATAAAGCTAAGGCGGTGCAAGATGCCAACAGAGTTAAGAGGCGCTATTGAAGCGCGCAAAGCATTACGCAAGTTTACGCCAGAATTATCTAAAGAATTGCAAAAAGAAATGGTGGCTTTATTAAAACCTATAGTCACAGTTGCCCGCGGTTTTATACCTGCTACTGTTTTAAGCGGGTGGAGTAAGGCAGAGGCTAGCGATACTAAATATAGACAATTTCCGAGATTTGATGCAGCTGCCGCTAGGAGAGGCATAGGTTATAGGACAGCGCCTAGTAAAGTTAATAGAAACGGTTTTAGAGCTTTAGCGCGTATAGCTAACGTAAGCGCTGCCGGTGCTATTTATGAAACTTCCGGGCGGCTTAACCCACAAGGCAGACCACAAGGGCCTGTAGTAGACCGTTATATAAATGGCGTATACGACAAGACCACGGCAACCGGTAAACAATATTCTAAGAGCTTGAACCCTAACGCTGGTAAACAGTTTATAGATGCCCTAGATGCCACAGGTAAAATAGTAGATGCTAATAATCAAACAGGCGCGGGGCGTAGGTCTAGAAAGATGAGAGGCCGGGCTATCTATAGAGCGTGGGCTGAGGACGGCGGCAAGACTAACGCAGCTGTAATTAAAGCTATAGAAAAAACTAAGATTATATTTAACAATAATTTTAGGGCGGTTGCATAATGGCCGTAGATCCACAAGTAGTAGTAAATATAGCTAGTGAGTTCACAGGTAAAAAAGCGTTTACACAGGCAGAAACAGCAACTACTAAACTTGGTAAAACTACAAAAAACTTAGGCAAAACTTTAGCAAAAACGTTTAGTGTAGCTGCTGTTTTAGCGTTTGGTAGAGCAGTAGCTAGGGCGTTTAGTGATGCACAAAAAGAGGCTGCATTATTAGCTAATAGTTTGGACTCAATAAACCTAGCGTTTGCTGCACCGTTTATAGGGCAATTTTTAGACAAGCTAGCCCTAGCTACAGGCAAGGCAGGCGGTGATTTAACTAATGCGTTTATAAAATTATCACAAGCTACAGGTGATGCAACTACAGCACAAAAATTATTACAGACAGCTTTAGACATAAGCGGAGCTACAGGCAAAGATTTACAAAGCGTAAGCGTAGCTTTAGGTAGAGCATTTCAGGGTGAAACTACAGCGCTAGCAAAATTACGCATAGGTTATACAACAGCAGAATTACAAGGCGTAAAGTTTGATGAATTATTAAAATTACTAAATAGTAGGTTTGGCGGCGCAGCTGCTAAAGCTGCCGACACTTATGCAGGTAAGTTAGCAAGAATAGGACAAGCGGCAGATTTAGCTAAAGAAAAAATAGGTGAAGGTTTTGTAGATGGGCTTGAAGAGTCAGGCGTTAGCGTTGAAGAGTTTCAAGAAGCAATAATAAACTTGGGTACAAATATAGGCAGAGCTTTAGGTAAAATTACAGCGTTTGCAAGTAAAATAGGTGAAGAGTTTGATAAATTAAAAGATAATCCAGTAATTGCTTTAATGTTAAAAATCTCAGAAACTATAGGAGCATTAAGAGGTTTAAAAAATCTCGGCGGTTTATTTGATTCTGGCCCAGCTGATGACCCTGCAAAAATACGCTCTGCTGCACGTCTTAGACGTCAAATCTATAGACAAGAACAAGAAAATCTTAAAAAAAATCTAACATTAACAAAGGCATTAACTAAAGAAAAGAAAGACCAATTAGCCCTAGATAAGGCTGCCTTAGCTTTAGGCAAAGGTGAAGGTATATTTGACCTGGATAAAATACAGGTACAGGCAGCGCTACTAGCTAAGCAAGATGAAATAAACAAGCTAGGCGTAAATGCTACAGATCAGCAAAAATTACAATTAGCCAATGACTTAACCCGCTTATCTATTAAAAAGACTATGGCAGAGCTAGAGGAAGCTATAGCCGCCAAAGATGTAGAGGCTGCTACACGCCTTGCCAAAAAACTTAATTTAGACTTAGCAATACTAGGCGCTTTGCAGGGGCAAGAGTTTAAGTTACAAGACATAAATGATATTTTAGAAAAGTTTAAGCCTAAAAAGCTTATAGATTTAGATAACTTAAATGAAGCATTATTATTACTTGGTAAAATGGCAGGCTTAAAAATAAACCCTAATTTAGGCGCTACACCGATTACACCGATTACACCTATTACCCCTATTACTCCTAATGTACCAGCTAAAGTGCCTGCTACTAATGTGGCTGGACAGATAGCAACATTAACTAATTTACGCGCTGCTACTAGCACAGGTACGGGTATTAACTTTTTACTAAAAGAGCAGATAGATACGCTTACAGATGCTATGAGTACTAACGCCCTAAATGCTCTAGGTGATGAGCAAGCAAGATTAAGAGCTATGGGCGCATTTGATACACCCGGCATAGGCGCGGGCTCTAGCTTTGACCCTAGCCGCTTCCGTATGGGTGATAACTATGTAACAGTAAACGCAGGGGTAGTAGGTAGTGAGGACACAATAGCGCTAGCAGTACAAAAAGCTATATTAGACCTAGAACGTAAAGGTGACCCGTTGCGTTACACCGGTGGCCTATGACCTTGCCAGTAATAAACGCTGTTATTAACTTTAGCACCGGGCCTAGTTTTGCCCAGGCTCTTATTTTAGATACAGGGATACTAGATACGAACGTGCTAGCAGATAGCGCGGCAGTAATTGTAGATGTATCTAACGTAGTAGATACAATACAAACCAATAGAGGCCGTAACCCACAGGCCGACCAATTCCAGACAGGTACGCTAACTATGCGTATCGTTGATCAAAACGGCGATTTTAACCCACAAAATACTAGCGGCCCTTATTATGGCTTGCTAGACCCTATGCGTAAAGTGCAGATAACAGCTACTTACGCTAGTACTACCTACCCTATCTTTAGCGGGTTTATTACTAGCTACACTACTACTACACCTAAAAACGCAGATGAGGTTACTTATACCACTATTACGGCGGTAGATGCGTTTAGACTTGCCCAAAATGCACAAATAGCAACGGTAGCAGGGGCAACCGCTGGAGATCTGAGCGGTACGCGTGTTAATCAAATATTAGACCAAATAGGCTGGCCTAGCTCTATGCGTGACGTAGATGCAGGGCTAACTACAATGCAGGCAGACCCTGGCACAGCGCGTACTAGCCTTGCAGCTCTTAACACAGTAACCCTAAGTGAGTACG